AGCCCCATACTATCCTGACAGTTTCGTAAGAAGCTGACACTAGCCAAGACAGGAGACATACATGGCTAATACGACTTTCTCTGGTGCGGTCAGATCTGAAAGCACCTTCAAAACTATCAGCAAAAATACTAGCACTGGCGTTATAACAGAAGTTACAACTGTTGGTGGTGCTCCTGTAAGCTTGGCTGATAGCGATGTTACTCTCACAAACGCTACCCATAGCGGAAGAGTTCTTCTTGTACCCGATGGCGGTCAAGACAATACATACACTTTGCCAGCACCTATCGCGGGTTCTGTATTCAGATTTGTTTATGCAGGTGGAGCAGCCGATGCGACAGATGCGCTAATCCTTACACCCGGAAACACTAACTTTTATATTGGTGGGGTAACGTTCCTAGATACGGATGGCAATGAAGTTAGCTCAGTATTTTCTGATGGTAACTCTAACAGCAGCATTCAGCTAAACGTTCCCGCTGGATTTGATGTAACTATTGTTGGCTTAAATACAACCAACTATCAAATCTTTGGAAATGTTACGAGTACTACTGCTCCTGCTTTTGCTGATCAATAATAGGAGATTAGTATGGCTGATGCGGTAGCAACACAAACCATACAAGATGGGCCACGTATAGCAGTTTTTAAGTTTACCAATGTCAGTGATGGAACTGGCGAGTCTGCTGTAACCAAAATAGATGTCTCTGCACTTACATCTGATCCTATGTCTGGAGCAGCTTGCTCTTCCGTGGTGATCCAAAAGATTTATTACTCAACCATAGGGATGGGAGTGAAGATATTTTTTGATGCAAGTACGGATGTTCTTGGTTGGCAACTCAACGCAGACTTCTCAGATACCTTAGACTTTTCAGAGTTCACAGGTATACCTGATACCAAGGCAAGTGGTACTACTGGAGATGTTAAATTTACTACGGTGGGTGCATCGAATAACGATGTATACAACATAGTAATGCAGGTGGTTAAGAGGTATTAATGCTTAACGAGTTTGAAAACAAAATGATGGCTTGCTTTCATGTTTTCAGTGATCCAACTGATCCTGTAAAAGTTTCTATATCTATGGATGAAGAAGGCAGGTATGTCACGTTTCAAACTCAGTCGGCAATAATAAATGCCCATCAAATGACAATAGAGCAGTTTTTAAATACGCCAGAGACATCGTTAAAGGCGATTGTTAAAGGTTTATATAGGGACTTACAAAGGGTCGTTTAAACGCATGGAACTCGCTATTCGACAAGAAATTAGAGAATGGTCGGCACAAACTTTAGAGAAACCGTTAGAGGAATATAACGGAATGAGCGGTTGTCCATATGCAGCAGCATCATGGAGCAACCATAGAGTTAAGATATCGTTTAAACGCAACGAAAGTTTTATGCCATTGTATCAGGCAATAGAGTCATTTGATGATGCTTATGATGTCGATATCGTTGTTGATTTGGAATTTGAAGAAGATCAAACAGCCTATCACGAAAGGATAGATGTAATTAACGAGGCGATATCAGAGGGGGCATTCGGTGATAGAGACTTATGGATCATGGGGTTTCATCCTGATGATTTTGATAGTCAGGTCGTGGAGAGCGATGACTTCGAGCCTTCTAACGATTATGTATATGCAATGATGTATGTTCAGCGTCTAGCTAAACTGCATGAAGCAGCATACAAGTTAGAGAGAACAGATTACTATCAATCTGTATTTGGAGAGAGCAATCCAGATCATGTGTTTAAAACTAGAGAGCTTTTCTATAACAAGCTAAAGGAGATAGCATGAGAAAGAAAAATGGCAGCAAGAAAATGGGCGTTATGAAAAAGAAGCCTATGGGAATGAGAGGCGGTACTAAGAAGAAAGGTATGCGCAATGGCAAGATGCCAAAGATGGGTGTCATGAAAAAGAAAGGTATGCGTGGCGGTTCTAGCAAAATGAAAAAGAACGGCGTTACCAAGAAGCGCAAGTAAAAGGGGGCTGAATGGCTAGTAAATATAAGCTAGTTGAAAATGGTTATAGCCTTATCACTATGGAGCCTGTCTTTCAGATTGCTGATGAAGACGGTAACTTAGTTGATGCTAAACCACGCTCAAAAGATGAGGCAGAAAAAGCATTAAAAGCTTTGCAGCCAGCTGTTGAAGAAAAGAAAGCTGCGCCTCCAAAGAAAGCACCAGCTAAAAAAACTACAGCAAAAAAGAAGTAGTTAGTGACTTCTACCTACACATTCAGCCTAGACTTAGGTGATGTCATGGAGGAGGCATTTGAGAGAGCGGGTTCAGAACTAAAGAGCGGTTACGATTATAGGACTGCTCGAAGAAGTTTGGACTTGATGTTTCTCGAATGGCAAAACCGTGGCGTTAACTTGTGGACGGTAAAAGAAGGTACTCAGTCGCTGACGTCTGGCACCGCCAGATATACTTTAGATGCTAAGATATTAGATATCGTTGAAGCGTTTATTAGAACTGATGCTGGGAATACATCTAGCCAAACAGATCAATCTTTAACCAGAATATCTGTAAAGCAGTTTGCGCATCTGACAAATAAGTTGGATTCTGCAAAGCCTTTACAGTATTGGTTTGAAAGAGCCGATTCTGCTAACTCTATTAATCTTTGGCCCGTTCCAGACTCTCAGGAAACATATACCTTGGTGTATTACTACATCGAGCGTATAGCTGATACAGGAGCTAATGCAGGTACTAATCCAGAGGTTCCATCAAGATACTTGCCTTGTTTGGTTGCAGGGCTTGCCTATCATTTAAGTCTAAAGAAGGAAGAGTCTAAAGATCGAATACAATTGTTAAAGCAGCTGTATGAAGATGAGTGGCGTATTGCTTCTGACGCTCACAGAGAAAAGGGATCTTTGTATTTTGTGCCGGGAGGATATAGACATTGAGCATTTATGCTAGAGGCAAATATGCTTTCGGCTTTTGTGACGTAACAGGTTTTCGTTACAAGCTAGAAGATCTTGTTCCGCTAATAAGAGATGGCAGGGATACAGGCTTGCGTGTTGGCTACGATGTTGTTGATGTAGATAATCCTCAATACGAATTAGGCAGAATGAAGATGTCTGATCCGCAAGCACTGCGTAATCCTAGACCTGATAAAGCATTAGAGCAAAGCAGGATACTAGGCGCATTTGATCCTGTTGGTGGAGGTAATAGTGCACTAGGGTCAAGAACTGTTGGTCTTGATATGAGAGGCGAGATCGGATTTGTAACAGTGGTGACAAGCTGATGGCGTGGACATATACAACACTTACTCAGGCCATAAAGGATTACACAGAAAATAGTGAGACTACGTTTTCTAATAATATTGCTAACTTTGTAAAAGCCACAGAAGAGCAAATACTACGGGCGGTGCAGCTTCCTGATTTTAGAAAAAACGTTACTGGCACGTTAACTAGCGGCAATTTTTATTTGTCAAAGCCCTCAGACTTTTTGTACTCATACTCATTGGCAATAGATAACTCAGGCTATGAGTATTTAATATTCAAGGATGTTAACTTTATAAGAGCAGCACATCCTGTAAGTACAACAACTGGAGTGCCAAAGTATTACGGAATCTTTGATGAAAGCACTTTCATAGTGGGGCCAACGCCTAATGCTAACTTTACAGCAGAGCTTCACTACTCTTACAAACCAGAATCAATAACTGCTGCATCGGATGGCACAAGCTGGTTAGGAACTAATGCAACAAACGCAATGCTGTATGGCTCACTTGTTCAAGCATATATCTTTATGAAAGGAGAGCCTGACGTAATACAGTTTTACAATCAGCAATATGAAGTGGCTTTAGGTCAGATTCAAAAAGAAGGCGATGGATATGAGCGCACTGATGCTTATAGAACAGGCCAAAGGGCAATTAAGGTTAGCTAATGAGTTCTGAGGGAAGTATTAAGTTAGGCGCATATGCTGTTCACACTACAGACTTCAAGGGCCATGACCCTGATTTCTGGGCAGAAACAGCAACAGAAAGAATTATAAATATTGGTGGCAACTGTCATCCGTTAATAGCTCAACAGGCAGAAGCGTTTAAACGTGATGTATTGCAAACAATATCGTACTATATGAAAGAGGCTATAAAGAGTGACAGGACAACTCTGATAGCGGAGTTAGAAAAACAAGGCCAACAGGAAATGGCTGATATTTTAAGGAGACTATAATGGCTATATCCACAGCTATGTGTACCTCGTTTAAACAGGAAATACTTGTTGGCACACACAACTTTACGGCTACTACAGGTAATACGTTTAAACTGGCATTGTTTACCAGCAGCGCATCTTTAGGTGCAAGCACTACAGCATTTGCAACCACTAATGAGGTCAGTGGTACAGGTTATTCAAGCGGGGGTTCAAACCTGACTTCAGTAACGCCAACGACTTCTGGCACAACTGCGCTGTGTGATTTTTCAGATCTTACATTTTCTAGCGCAACAATCACTGCTAATGGAGCACTAATCTATAATAGCAGTGCATCTAATAAAGCTGTTTGTGCTTTAGCATTTGGTGGTGATAAAACAAGCACCGCTGGAGACTTTACGATTACATTCCCAACAGCGGATGCGTCAAACGCAATTATCCGAATAGCATAGAGATAATATGTGGCAGATATTACTGGATGGGGTAGAGGAGCTTGGGGCGATGGCCCGTGGGGTGAACCTGTCCCGGTCACTGTCACAGGTGTATCTGCAACTGGCGCAGTCGGATCGGTTACGGTCACGGGAGATGCGACAACCTCTGTCACAGGCGTGGCGGGAACGTCTGCTGTTGGATCGGTCACGGTTGCAGCAGCCTCTAATACATCGGTTACAGGAGTATCTGCAACAGGGTCTATTGGATCTGTATCAGTTACGGCAGAAGCTAATGTTACGCCAACGGGTGTCGCAGGTACGGGTGCTATCGGGTCTGTATCGATCAGCGCGGATGCGTCCACCTCAGTCACCGGCATATCTGCAACAGGATCTGTGGGATCGGTTTCTGTTACCGCCGATGCGGTGGTCAGTCCTGCTGGTGTTGCTGGCACTTCAGCCATTGGCAGCGTTACAGTCACAGGTCAGGCTAACGTCAGTGTCACGGGCGTTACAGCAACTGGTGGTGTGGGGTCTGTCACTGCTACTGCTGGGGCCAACGCTTCTGTTACTGGTGTTGATGCTACTGGCTCAGTCGGTTCGGTATCCGTTACTGCTGCTGCATCGGTTGCCCCTACTGGCGTGGCAGGGACTAGCGCAGCTGGCACAGTTACTACCCAAACTTCTCAAAATATTAATGTTGCATCTCCAGAAATTGTTGGGCAGGTGGGTGTCATCGCAGTCGAGCCAGATACAAACATCGAGCCAACTGGAGTTGTTGGAACAGGGCAAATTGGATTCGCATTAGTTTGGGGCTTGATAGATGATTCACAAACACCTGATTGGAGTACGATAGATGATTCGCAAA